CACCGTCCCAGTCCATCTTTTATGTTGTATGAATGCAGAATCCGGTTTCACCTTCATTTCTTATGCACCCAATCACACTCCAGACTTCATCCTGGGGTCACCCCGACCCTTAGAATTCACTGTCCACTCACTCATATTTCGGAGACGGTCGATAACTATTCAGAAGAGTCGAGTCCATGATATTGAACTCTTCCAACTGAAAGCAACCTGCCGTCCTCACCACCTTCGACTTTCCGTTCACGTTTGTCCTTGTCCATATGCCGAGGAGTTTGCCGTACTTAATTTGGCGCTCCTTTGATCTGTCTAGTTGCTTGTTCTTCCAAGAACGAGTGATTGTCCTCGTCTTATTGTATGCCTCCCCCAATTCAAAGGGGTCCACGATCATAGAATCTTCTGACACGAATCCAGTAAGGAACGAATGTTCCCAGAATCCGTCGTCTTCACCTAGGAACCGAAGTAATCCAATATCTTCGGGTCGTTTGAACTCTTTATCTATCGCCAGGAGATCTTTCTGGCAGTTGAGTTCATGACTTACAGCCTTCATAAAATCAGGCTTCGGCATGGTAGGTTCTATCCTACGGAGATATTTCTCTGCCGACTCGGGGCAACCTTCCAAAGTTGCAACCTCGAGGTAATCCTCAATGGTGAATTGATGATCGGGAGGGGGGATTAGACCTAAACCCCCCAGGGATCGAGGAAGAAAGTACGGTGTTCCAACATCCGCATTCTCTAACCCGACCTTTCTAAAGTCAACTAGTTTGGCAATCTGGATCTTGTTAAAGACCTTTGTGAAGGCTCTCATCATGGCTGGGCGTGCGCGATCTACATCGTAATCGCCGGCGATCATCTCCCTCCCTTTTCGTCCACGTGCTTCCACTGTCATTCTCCATTTCAGATAGTCCTCTAGGTTCCGGGTTCTTACGTCCGGTTCCCTTCGTTGTATCGTCCTTAGATATTTAAGCTTCGCACAATCGTCGGGTAGAGAATTGTACATTTGTCGCCTCTTTTCTTCGAGCTCCTCCCCACCTATGTATTTGTGGGGGGGGGTCTTTCCTGCCCTTAGCTCGGCGGCCAAGATTTCTAAGTCCTGATCGTCGAGTAATGCTATGACCCTTTGCACACTGTTTCCCATTCCTGTGCTCCTTTGTCCCCCAATTAGGAGACGTGAGTTCACAGCTGCCTGCTTCATAAACAGACAGTTGGGAGGAAGGGAACCTTGGTTCTGGAACATTGTCCTCAGAGCCGAGTCCTTGCCCTCCTTCTTACCCCCCACCCCCCTCATAAGAGGACGGACTGACGGGTTGAAGAAGTAGAGTTCGCTGTTGATAATTGCCACCCTTTTATGAGTGTAATTTTTGCCGAGTGAGAACTTAAGGCCACATTGTTTTGTAACCTCTTTCCATAAAGTGTAATGTTCCGGTTGAAAACACCAAAATAAGATGTCATCCCCGTTAACCACCATAGGTAGCTCCTCCAACACGGCGAACTCATTCTCCTTTAACATTCCGACGGATCGGAAGTATTCCTCATATGCGACCTTCGTCGCTGCCAAGTTAATTAGGCAGAGGATAGGAAAAGAGCTCGGCGAACCCATTAGCTGACCCCACTGTTGTTTGTGTAGAGTCCCCTTTTTTGTGTACTTAAGCTCGTGCCCAGTTAAGCACTGTTTCAGGACCAATTGATCCTCTAGCGGAACACGTAGACGTTGACAGATGGCTTCATTAGCCACTTCCGAAAGGAAGGGGTGAAGAAGGTCTGTAGCAGATTCGTAATCCCCAGAGACAAAGAAGCCCTCCTTATCCTCGAAAGAGAAGTAAGGGGAGTTTCCAAAAGTCTGAGAAAGAAGCGCTGCATTGCACGGTTGCCCGATTAGTCTACAGTTTAGTTGTTTCCTCATTATTCCATGTATAACCTTTTGCCACCGGCGCGCCAGATGATACTGGTCCGCATCTCCCTTCGTGATCGTCCTAACCTTGAATGCTTCAAGCAGAGGTACGACCTGTGCTTCGACTGTTAGTCGAGCATAGGCCGCCTTCCGCGAGCTATTCTCCGCCTCGGTATAAAGTTCCGGGTCGTGAGGGGTCCGTACGTCAATGTATTCAGTCCTGTATGTACAGTATGAATGAAGGTAGCCTTCTTCAGGCTCCGGTAGTGTATACTTCTCGCCATGGTTCCTTAATAGGTCACCAACTGCCCCCCCAAGATGACGGCCATTATTGACCGATGCACCGAGGGAAGGGAGACGAGAGGGAGCCTTTCGCTCCAATGGGATGGACTTATTGTGTTTGGATGAC